CCTTGAGGGCTTCCGGTTCATCGGCATCGAACGCGAGGCGGAATACGTTGAGATCGCCAAGGCGAGGATCGCGGCGGTTGATGCTGGGGCCGGGCCTCTGTTCGCTTGAAGTGCGCTATAGCGGCGAGAGACGCACCGCTTGACGCCGGATTCTTGTCGTGTAGCCTACCCGCCATCCACGGAAAGGGAGCCTACACAACATGGAAATCACGTTCGTCGAGATCGCCCGCAAGTACCTTGAATCCCGCGTCGTCTCAGTCGCCTACGCCGCCAACGTCACCAGGATCGCCGGCCGCTGCCGCGACATCTCCAAGGAGCGGGTGAACGCCTACCTCCAGGCGAGGCTGAAAGTCATCTCGAGCCTGACCTGCCGGGCCGAAAGAACCGTCCTTTTGACGCTCTGGAGGTGGGCCTGGGAGAACGAAATCGTCGAAAATCAGCCACGAGGCGTCATGCGTATCAAGACCTCAAAGCCGCCGACGCAGGCGTGGACGGTCGAGCAGCTCCGGCACGCAATCGCGATGACATCGAAATGCGACACAACCCGACTCCGCAGCGGCGCGAGCCTCGGCCAATTCCTGCGGGCGTGGATTCTTCTCGGCTACGAAGTCGGCGCCCGCCGCGGCGACCTGTTCTCCATGACCCGCGAGCATATCGACGGCGACACGCTCCGGTGGACGCAGCACAAGACCGGCGACCCGATCGTCAAGGTGCTCTCGCCGGCGTGCCTCGAGGCCGTCGGGGCCATGCTGGCAGCCTCCCCCGACGGGACGATCCTGGGGTGGGTCTGCAAGCGTCGGCGGGCGATGAGCGTGATGAAGGCCCATCTGAAGCAGTGCGGACTCTCCGGCACGAGCAAGTGGCTGAGAAGGTCTGGGGCGACGCACATCGAGATGGTCGCCCCCGGCAAAGCCTCGCTGCATCTGGGCCACCGGACGGCCACGCTTGCCGCCCAGGCATACATCGACTGGGGGCAGGTGCGAAAGACGACGCCAGTCACCCCGCGGCTGCTGGAGGCCGCGCAATCGGAGGGATGACGTCCGGCGCAGACTGCCCCTTCACGATCCGGGGGTCCAGATATTTCCTCGTCGTCGCCGGGTCGGCGTGGTCGAGCAGCCGCTGGGCCGACCCGCCGGCGGCCTCGTAGTAGCTGGCTGTGGTCTTTCTGATCTTATGGAACTTGTCCTTCCGCCCAGACGGCAGGCCCGCCCGCTTCAAGAGTATCTCGAGCCGTTTCCAGACGTAGCCTCGGCCGCAGTCCCACGGGAAGACGAGGTCTTCCGGCCCGCGGTCGCCCTTGATCGCCAGGAGGGCGTCGGCCGTCTCAACGCTGATCTCACGGCAAATGTCCCGCCGGCAGCCCTTGCGACCCTCGGCGCGAAAGACCACCGTGCAGCCGCGGACGTACTTCCAGCGCAACTGCATGACCGACCCGATACGCTCCCCGGAGTCGTAGCAGAGTCTTAGGATCGCGACCCACCACAGCCCGCCGGGGATGCCGGCCACGCTCGTCCGCTCAAGCGCGGCTTGGTTCACGAGCCGCTGAAACTCATCCGACATCCAGGCTTCCGGCACCCGCTCCGGCACCCGGATCAGCGGGATCGTCGGCCATGTGTCGCAGAGCTTCCGGCGGGCCGCGAATTCCCAGAGGGCGCGTAACTGAGCCCGGTCCTTCGCCGCAGTCGCCGGCTCGCGGGTGCGAACGCGATGGGCGAGGAACCGGGCAATCGACAACTCCTCGAAGTCGGCGACCGTGGCCGGCCGGCCCAAGACCTCGCTGAAACTGGCGATTGTGTAGCCGTACAACTGGAGCGTGCGGTCGGAAATACCCTTCAAAGGGGCGTAATACCCAACCAGCAACTCTTGCAGCGACATCATGGTGGCTAATCCCTCTAAGGTGCCACATCCTTGCGACTATGCAAGCCCGAGCAGCCTGCTTCGGGACGGAATTTCTATCTCTTCGATCTGGCACGACGGCCACTCTTGCAACTGAGTCTCACTCCACTCCGACACAGCCTTGATGACCGCCGCTGGCCGGTTGGCCGCGACGACTTTAACTTCGTCGGTGTCCGTCACATCGCCGTCAGACCAGTGAATCCACACAACGAATTTCTTTTGCGCCATCGGTACATCCTCCTTGAAGGTGTGCGGGCTATTCCGCCGATGGCATACAAGTGTTCTCGCCTCCACTAGAATTTTCAACCCCAACCGAGAAGTGTAGTATTTCCTGCGGATTACGAGGATACGGACACCTACCCGGATTGGGAAAGATGGCAAAGAAATACTACGACCAAGCCCTCGGCTCCTACGAGGCCGCCAGCCTCATGGGGGTTCACTTCGGCCAGCCCCAGAAGCTCGTCGCAAAAGGCGTGCTCACGGCCCGCACAGTGACGCAGTCTGCCTATTCCGACTCGCCGACGCGGTTCGTCTCGATCTACGACGGGGCTGAATGCGAGGCGAATTACCAGGACTACGAGGAAAAGACCGCGGCCCGCGGCGGCAGGACTGAGCGACGGCCACGGGCGTGGCTGCACCTGCGGCCGGAGGCGGTGCGGCGGCTCAAGGCCGTGAAAGAGCCGATTTCCTTCGACGACGCAATCACGCTCGTCGAGGCCAGCACGATCCTAGGTGTCCACATCTCCCTGCTCCCTCGTCTCGTCGAAGCCGGGAAAATCGTCGGCCGCCGCCCGTGGAACCCGCGGGGGCAGCGGATGGGCGCGAGGAACTGGATCGTCTCCCGACGCTCGTGCCTCGCGCGGGCGAAGACGAGCAAGGCCCAAGAAACCGCAGGAACGAAGCGTGGAAGGCCGCGCACGAAAAAATCCAAGTAGGGTGGTCTTGTCTTGTAGGTAACGAGCCGCTACTCTCTCCCCGCACCTCATGGAGGAGAGAGAGATGCCGATTTGGCGGCACCAAGAAGACGCAATTGCCTGGGCATGGACGCGGTCGTGGGCCATCTGGCATCACGGCATGGGCAGCGGCAAGACCCGCACGACGCTTGAATTCATTAAGCGGTGGCTCGAGAAGCACGGCGGCAGCCGAATTCTCGTCTGCTGCCCGAAGGCCGTCATCGCCGCATGGGTGAAGCAGGTCGGCCTCTGGGCGCCGCACATTCGCGTCGTTGCTCTGGACAAGGCATCAAGTGCCGCGAAGGAAAAGCTGTTCCAGGCCGCGATTGCCGACACCTCGCCCGTCATCATCGTCTGCAACTACGAGTCGGTCTGGCGGATCAAGGGGATCGAAAAGGCCAAGTGGGACTTCCTCGTCTGGGACGAGATTCACCGGCTCAAGAGTGCGTCGGGCGTGGCGAGCCGCTGGGCCGGGAAGATGACGAAGGCAAACCCGCAGGCGAAGCGGCTGGGGCTGTCTGGCACGCTCATCCCGCATTCGATCCTCGACGCCTGGGCGATCTATCGAAGCGTCGAATCGCCGGAATGCAGCACGTTCGGCACCTCCTACACGCTCCACAAAGCGAACTACGCCGTCATGCCGCCTGGGCGGAACTTCATCGTGGGGTTCAAGAATCTGCCGCAGGCCCACGCCAAGATCGCCGCCACGACGCATCATGTGCGGTCGTGCGACGTTCTCGACCTCCCGCCGATCACGTTTGAGGACATAGCCTGCGAACTCTCGCCAGAAGAGGCGAAACTCTACCGCGAGGTCGAGACGGAGTTCTGCGCCGTCTGCGAGGCCGGGACGGTGACGCCGGCTAACGCTCTCGTCCAGCTCCTCCGAATCCAGCAAATCTGCGGTGGCTTCGTGCGGTTTGACGGCGAGGATGCGGCGAAGCGAATTTCTGAACATCCGGCCAAGGCCGCGACTCTCGCTGATAGACTACAAGACCTTCCCTCCGACGAGCCGCTCGTGGTCTTCTGCCGCTTCACCTCTGACATTGCCGCGGCGAAGGCGGCTGCGATCGCCGACGGCCGCACGGTCAGTGAACTGTCGGGCCAGGCGAACGAACTGGCCGACTGGCAGGCCGGCAAGACGAACACGCTCGTCACCCAGATTCAGTCGGGCGGCATCGGCGTGGATATGACGCGATGCGGCGAGCGGAATTGCTGCTACGCATTTTTTTACAGCTTGGGCTACTCGCTCGCGGAATACGAGCAGGCCGTCGCCCGCCTGCACCGCCCCGGCCAAGAGAAGAAGGTCTTTATCTATCACCTCGTCGCGACGATCAATGGCAAGTCCACTGTGGACGGCCGCGTGTACGAGGCACTGCGGGAACGAAAGGAAGTCGTCGATGTCATCATTCGCGGATATAGCCGACACAACACTACAGCCGGTGCTCGCTGAGATCACCGACTTGGATCGTCAGATCAAGGAACTCGACGCCCAGGCTGAGACGCTGAAAAAGCGCCGCACGCATCTGGAAAAGCTCGCCGTCGAGGAAATGCAGACGCAACGGCTCGACGGAGTTCGAGTCGCCGGACGGAGCTGGCGCGTGGAGTGGGAGCACTCCTGTTCGGTCACGGAGGCCACGAAAGAGGCGGTCATGGAGGCCGCGACGAAGGCCGGATGCCTCGCGCAGTTGACGAGCGTCAACACGGCGAGGCTGAAGGCAGTTCTGAAGGAGCAGGCCAAGGAGGCTGGCAGGGACGCCAGCCAGCCTTGGTCGGCCGGGACGCCGTTCGAGGGGCTCGTGGGCGAGTACGTCGCTCCGAGGCTCCGGCACGTTTCGGTTGGTTGATTGATGTCGAGGCGGCGCGTTGCCGCAGCGACTGGTTGATGGATCGGTTACACGCTCAAGGAGAAAGCCATGAGCACTGCGATTGCGACGGTCAAGACGGTCGATTACCCGGCCCTGGCGGCAGATAGCCGACAGGCCAAGATCATCGCGGCGAACCTCGACGGTGAGCCGATGAACGAGCAGGACTTGATCAAGGTTCCGACGCCGGCCGGTGGCGGCGTGACCTGGAACGTGGACAACAACGGCAACGTGGAAAGCACCGACGAGATCGTCGGCCTTCTAGTCGCCATCGGGAAGAAAGGCACTTTGTGGCCGAAGGATGACCCCAGCGAGATGCGGCCGGTGCTCGTGAGCAACGACCTGCTCGTCGGCTACCGGGTGAGCGATGACCTGGGGGACGTTGACCCCAAGGCACTCGAGAAGTTCCGCGTGGGCGACCGCCGCTACGACTGGGCGGCGCTCTCGGCCTCGCCGGAGTTCGGCTACGGCTCTGGCAAGAGCGGTGCCGGGAAGAAGGTGAAGGAGTCGAGGGTGCTCGCGATCCTTCGTCAGGGCGAAACGTGGCCGCTCCTCGTGACCATCGGGCCGGGCTCGCTTCGCGGCTTCCTGCCGTTCACGAAGCGGTTGCCGGACTTCCACTACGCCTGCGTCGTCGGCCTCAAGCTGACCAAGGTGAAGTCGTCGGGCGGTCAGCCCTACTCCCAGATCGTGCCGCGGCTCGTCGGCACGGTCACGCCGGAGCAGGCCGAGGTGGCCCGTGTGACCTACACGGAGCCGCTGCGGCGGATGTTCAACGCGCCGCCCAGCGGGGCGACCGTCGTCGTCGATGCCCACGAGGACGAGTGATCCAGCGGCTGGGCCGGCGGCCCAAAAGCAGTCGTCATCGGGACTGCCCGGCCGCCTAGCCGTTCGTGGCGCGTAACTACGGAAGTCTGACGAGCCCTCTGCGGTCCACCTTTCCACCGCACGACCGTCGGGCGAGATACAGCCCCTGCGGGGCCGGCGATGAGCCGGCTCCGCGGGGGATTCTTCAACTAAGCGAAATGGAGTTCGGCATGGCTTTTGAGTTTGACCCCGATCTGATCTTCAAAGAGGCGGCCGTCGCCATCTCGAAGAAGCTGGGCGTTGTCCGGCTCTACGGCATCTGGCCCGACGGACGATGCACCTGCGGGAACCCAGAGCACCGCGTCGGCGGCGGCGCCGAGGTGCAGTGCGGTAAGCACCCGCAAGGCAAGAACTGGCAGAACCGCGCAGCCACCACGGAAGACGAACTTGCCGACTGGTGCGACACGACGCGGCCCTTCAACATCGGCATCATCCTTGGCCCGCGATCCGGCGTCATTGATATGGAGTGGGACACCGACGAAGGCCGCGCCTACGCCGAAGCGATGGGCCTAACAGACATCGAAACGCCGACCTACATCTCCGGTCGGTCTGAGCATCGTCTTTTCCTCTGGGACGAAAGGCTCTCGGGCTGCGGTGCGGTCGTGAAGCCCGGCGGCCTCGAGGTGCGGCTCGGCACCGGGGAGTTGGGCGCGCAGTCAGTCCTGCCGCCGTCGTGGCATTGGTCCGGCGTCCGCTACCGCTGGAAGCCTGGCTTCGGCCTTGAGGACGTTGACTTCGCCCCGCTGCCGGAAGTCTTGCTGCGGGCCATCGTCAATGACGTTGATACCGGCCGGCAACTACCGGCCTCACAGTTCTCGTCGAGGCATCTGCTTCACACGGTTGTCGAGAAAGGCGCCCGCCACCCGTACCTGCGGAGCTACGTCACGAGGAAGGTGTTCCTGCACCCGCTCTACCTTCAGGAGTCTGCCCAGGCCGACATGATCGTTGAGATCATGGCGGTCAACAAACTGAAGTGCCGGCCAGAGAAGACGGAGCAGGAAGTGATGACCCTGTTCCACTCGTGCGTCGAATACCGCCGCAAGATGGAGGAGCGGCAAGAGGCGATCCCGACGACCGACGCCGGCCTGGCCGAGGTGGCTGAGAAGATCGACGAGGCCGTCGCGCCGCCGCAGGCTCCGGTCAGCGGCTACGCATTGCAGGGGCTGAAGTGGTCGCCGGTCGATAACTGGCCCGCGGGCGAATGGCTCCCAGGCGACTGGAGCATCCGCATGGTGCATTCCGACCCGCCGGAGATCGTGCTCTACGTTCCCGCTTGGAAAGACACTCCATGCAAAGGGCAGGTCGCGTTTGCGTTCGCGGAGTTCCGGTCAGCCAAGATGGTCGCGGCCAGGGTCTTCGAGGCCACCCGCCGCGTCCTGCTCGACGGTGACGGGAAAGAGTGGCAGACGATCTGGAAAGGGCAGGAGGGGAACTCAAAGCGCCCGAAGCTGGCGGGGCTGGTCGAGAAACTCCTCATCAAGAAGCAGCGGGCCGACGACGTCTACGTCGGCACCTCGAGCCTTCGATACGCCACGCTTGCCGGCTATCTGCTCGAGGCGTTCGCACGGGCCAAGCAGCCCAAAGAGGACAAGCCGGAGCCGGACAAGTCTGGACGGCCATGCTGGGTGCGCCCAAGCGAACTGTGGCTCGGATGGGTGAAGACCTGGGAGGAGATCGGCCGCGCTCACGACGTCGCCGCCGGGGAGCGGGTCCGCATGAAACGCCTACTCTGCGAGCGGCTGGGCGTGGATGACTTCCGCGAGGGCCGGCATACGTTCGGCTCGGCGAAGCTCTCCTACGTCATTTTCACGCCCGACTGGATCGAGGCCGTGGAGGAGTTCGCGGCCGGCGGCGGGGCCGTGGAAGAGTGTCCGCATAATACGGGGATAAGCGAAAAAAATTGTGGCAAAAAAATTCGCGAAAACGTCCGGATTCCGCGTCTTGAGTCGCAAGTCCAGCAGCAGTAAGGGTTTAGTGTGTCCGCATAATTTCGGCCAAGACGGGAAATCCCCGTCCAGGCCACAAAAAATCCACAAGTAAAGCGGTTTTTGTGGACGGGAAATCTCAAATTACCCAAATTACGCCCCGCCATGTGGGGGATCAAGGAGGATTTCGTGTCAGATTTGAAGGTTTTGAGGGCGATCGGTGGCGCCGGGACGGGGAAAACGCGGCTGATGATCGGTACGGCCGAGAAAGCCCTGGCGAGGCCAGAGGTGGGCGGCAACCCGTTTGCCATCGGTTTCTCGTCCTTCACCAGAGCGGCCCGCTCAGAGGCCGCTGGGCGGGCTGCCGAGGCTTGGGGGATGCGAAAGGAGGAACTGGAGCAGCACGGGTGGTTCAGGACGGCCCACAGCGTCGCGTATCGCCAACTGGGCATCAGCAAGGGCGAGGTGCTGGGTGGCAGCAAGGCCGATGACCAGTGGATCAGCGAGGCTCTCGACTCGTCGGTGTCGTTTTGCATCGACGATGATGCCGAGGGTGGCGTCGGCATCTACACGGGCGACCCGGTGGCGGCGGCGGCGTTGAACTACTGGAGCCTCGCCAGGAGCATGGTCGTGCCGCTGCGGCAGATTGCCGAGGCCGCCTACGAGTTCGTGGATGACGCGCCGCCAGCCGATGAGGTGATCCGCCGGATCGATCTGTATGAGGCTGCGAAGCGGCTCGACAACCGAACTGACTTCACGGATATGCTGTCGCGGTTCGTCGGCGTCAAGAATGACCCAGCCACCGGGCCGGAGTTCGTCACGCCGGAGGGGGCGGTGCCAGACGGTGTTGTCGGCTGGATATTCGATGAGGCGCAGGATGCGAGCCGACTGCTTGATCTGGCCTGCCGGCGGCTCGTTACAGGAGACTCCTGCCGATGGGCGTGGCTGGTCGGCGACCCCTTTCAGGTGCTGTATTCGTGGGCTGGTGCCTCCAGCGAGTTTTTCATGGGCTGGGAGGCTACACGACAAGAAATCATGCCCAAGAGCTACCGCTGCGCGAAGCCGATCCTCCAGCTCGGCGAGCGGTGCCTCCAGCAACTCAGCAAGGGCTACTGGGATCGCGGCATCCTCCCGGCCGATCACGACGGCGAGGTCATTGAGAGCGGCAACTACGAGGACGATCTGAGTGATCTGACGCCGGACCAGGAGACGCTCGTCATCGCCAGGACGAATCGGCACGTTTCCAAGATTGCGACGATCTTGGATGAGGTCGGTGTGCCGTACCGCAGGGTCAAGGCGAAGCAGGGGGCATACAACCGTGACATCGGCATGGCGGGGCTGTGGAAGCTCCAGAACGGCGAGCCGGCAACCGCGGAGGAGTGGACCCAGGCGATCGACCTCCTGCCGTCAGCGACCGTGAAGAAGGCCGCGGAGGGCGGCCAAGAGAAGCGGTGGCTCGTGATGGGGGCGAAATCCCAGTGGACGCGGGGTGGGAAGGACAGGTTCGACCTGCTGTTCCCAGAAGACCTCGAGGCCGTCGGCGCGACCGAGCACCTGCGGGAGAAGATCGCCAGCGGCGGCTGGAGCGACCTTGTGGACGGCGGCAGCCGGTGGCAGAAGGCCGCGAAGCGGTGGGGTCTGGGCATTGTGAGCAGCCCCCGGATTCGCATCGGCACCATCCATTCCGCCAAGGGGATGGAGGCCGACAACGTCATCATCCTCTCAAGCGTCGGCCGCCGCGTCCGCGACAGTGCCGAGCGGAGCGATGAGCGTGCCGACGAAGAGCGGCGGATTGAATACGTCGCCGTGACCAGGGCCAAGAGGAAGCTGATCGTCGCTCACGACCCCCGTGAGCGGTGCCGCATGGACATCCCAGTCTGAAAGGAGACACAGCATGGATACGCTTTTCGATGTGACGCCGACCGAACCCACGGCCGCCAAGAAACCGCGCAGAAAGGTCGTACCCCCCCAGGCCGAAGTTCAGGAACCCGAAAAAAAGCCCTATTTATATAAAGGGAATCAGTCCGTTCGGGCCATCAAAGCCCTCGGCACTCTCGACGAGGGCCACGAATGCGCTGATAGCACCTGCCGCGGCACCGCCCACGACATCCTCCATGAGGAGCACGGCGAGTGGCTCATCCAGTGCGCCTTCTGCAACACGGCCCAGTGGGTGCCGGTGGTCAAGGGCCACCTCGCACCGAAGGAAGACGAGTTCGTCTTCCGCGATGGCCGGTTCAGCGGACTGTCCATCGACGAAGCCGTCGCCTTACCGCGAGGTGTCGAGTACGTCATCTGGGCGGCGAAAGAGCACAAGCGACCAGCCGTAAAAGCAGCTTGCGAAACGTGGCTTGCCAAGAACAGGTCGGAACGATAGCCTACTCACCAAGACAAAGGAGTGTCCGATGAAGACGTCGCTGAAAGAAAACCTCGGCCACCGCGGCGGCCCAAGCGTGCGGGCGCCGGACCCGAAACCGCTCGAGATCATCGTCGCGTGTAAACGCCTGCAAAAGCAGTGGAGTGACGAAGAGCGTCACCTCCGAAGCCGCTACTACCAAGTTCGCTGAAAGGAGTCAGCACATGCTCGTCCTGACGAGAAGGCGCGGAGAGCGCATCAAGATCGGCGATGACATCGAAGTCATCGTCACGCGGGTGGTGGACGGGGCGGTTCGCCTGGCGATCGTCGCACCGAAGACGACGAAGATCGTCCGCACGGAGCTTGTGAAGCGATGAACCTCGACGCCGCGCTCCACACCTGGGCCAACGCTGCGACGGTGCTCGTGATCGCCGGGGCCATCGTCTACGCAAGCCTGATTCCCTACATGACGAGGGACAAGTGAAGACCTTCATCGCCTTCGTCGGCCTCTCCACCGCAGCCCTCGCCGGCACGACGGACGAGCGCATACCGGATTCGGCATACGTCGAATACGCCGCGTCCTTCGCCCCCTACGCCCGTCGGATCGCCGTCACCGGCACCGACGGCCGCGTGGCCTACGCCACAGCGACGGTCATCGACGACCACTGGGCGATCACGGCGGGCCATGTGGTTCACGACGCCGACTGTGCCGTGATCGACAAGAAGCACGAAGCCGTCGAGATCGTCGTCCACCCAGACTTCGACTCTGGTAAACTCGGCTGGAACGACATCGCCCTCCTGCGCGTGGCCGAGCCGTTCGGCCTCGCCTACTACCCGCCATTGGCTACAGAGCAGGATGCCGCCCCCGGCGACACCGTGACGCTCGCCGGCTACGGCCTGCATGGGCGGTTGGGAACGGGCTACACGGATTCCGACGGCCGCCTGCGGGCTGGGACGAACGTCGTCGAGCGGCATGAGCGAGGGATCATCGTATGCACGGCCGGCGGCTCGTCGCCGCTTGAGTTCTGCATCTCCCCAGGCGACTCCGGCGGGCCGATGTTTTCGGCTGGCCGAGAGGGCCGGCTCGTCGGGATCGCGTCGTTCACCATGAACGACAAAGGGCCGCTTCGCAGCAAGCGCGGCGAGGAGATGGGGCATACGCGGGTCAGTTTGTTTCGCGAGTGGATTAGGAAGGTGATGGGGAAGTGATGCTCATCGAAATCTCCACAGAACGTCAGCGGTGGCTGGATTGGCACAGTGCCAACCCGCAGGTCTACGACCTGTTCAAGCGGTTTACGTTTGAGGCGATCGACCGCGGCCACAGAAAGCTGAGTGCCTGGCTGATTGTGAACCGCATCCGCTGGGAGACGACGGTCGAGACGAGTAGCGGCGACTTCAAGATCAGCAACAACTTCATCGCGTATTACGCGCGGCTGTTCATGGACGAGCACCCGGAGTATCGCGGGTTTTTTCGGACGAAGCCGTTGAAGGGTGGGTGGTGAATGACCTGCACCATCCTCCCCGGCGACTGCCTTGAGTCCCTGCAAACGCTCGAGCGAGAGAGCGTCGATCTCGTCGTTACCGACCCGCCGTACAACATCGGCATCGACTACGGCTATGGCCCAGATTCAGATCGCCGCCGCGACTACGACCTTTGGTGCGAGCGGTGGGTCGGTTGGTGCTATCGGGCGCTCAAGCCGCACGGGTCGCTCTGGATCATCAGCGGGCAGGAATACGGCGCGTTCATCGACATCGCCATTCAGAACGCTGGCATGACCGTCCGCAACCGGATCACTTGGCACGAGACATTCGGCGTCTACTGCCAGAAGAAGTTCGGCCGGTGCTCGCGGCCAATCTACTACGCGGTCAAGAATCAGAAGCGATTCACGTTCAATGCGGAGGCGGTGACGATCCCGTCGGCGCGGCAGGCGAAGTACGGCGACAAGCGGGCCAATCCGGCTGGGAAGATCATGGGCGACGTCTGGCAGGTCAACCGCGTCTGCGGCACGTTCCGCGAGCGCGTGGCCGGCGTGCCAACGCAACTGCCGGAGGAACTTGTCGAACGAATCATCGGCGTCTCGAGCAACCCAGGCGACACGATCCTCGACCCGTTCGCAGGCTCCGGCACGACGCTGGCCGTGGCTGCCCGAATGGGCCGAAGCGGCATCGGTTGCGAGCTGAATCCTGAGTACGCCAAGATCGCCGAGGCGAGGATTGCGAGGGCCGTGGCATGAACTGCACCATCCTCGCCGCCGCCGAACTGGCGACCCCGACGGCGTTTTACGTCCGCGACCATCTGACCAAGCCGGCCAGCGACTTCCGTAGGAAGCTGACGTCCTGGCTCTACGGCGAGTCGCGCCCCGGTCCCACCGACGGCCACATCGCCCTAGTCGAAGATCACGGAGAGATCGTCGGCTGGGCGCGGACTGAGCGGTGGCTAGTAGACGACACGCTCTACAGCACGCTTGAAGCGTTCGTCGCCACTCCGTACCGCCGGCGTGGCCTCGCGGCCTTCGCGGCATCTGGCCTCTATTCGTCGGTGCTCCATGACTACGAGCCGACGGTCGCCGTATTCCACCCGCACATGCTGCTCGTGGCCCGCCGGGCCGGGCTGTGGCCGACCTTGTTTGAGAAGGAGGCCGGGCAGTGGCGCCGAGTGTAATGACCGACGAAGAGCGGGCCGACATCATCGTGCGGCTCATCGCCATGCAGAACGTCCTGCGGACGGTCTGCGAGGGCGCCGAGCAGGCGGGCCAGCTCGCGAAGCAAGCCGATGCCGACGGCCTCGCCGTGGCGACGTTTCTGATGAAGGAGTCAATCGAGCAGTACGCCCGCGAGTTGAACAAGTTCGTCCTAGGGATGGCCGCCGATGAATGAAATTGAGTTTCTCCAGGCCGAAATCCAGCGGCTCGCAGCCCTCGCCAGCGAGTACGAACTCCGCTACTACCGCACCCTGGAAGCCTGCCGCGGCCACCAGCGGGGGCTCGAGCGGGCGGTGCGCCGGGCCAACCGCCTGGAGTCTGAATGGGCGCTGGACCGGGCGATGAAGAACGGCCAGCTCGGCCGGCTCTGGAGCGAGAACGCCAGCCTGAAGAACAAAGTCGAGCGGCTGTCGCTCAAGTTGATGCAGTCGTGGAACCAAGGAGGGGAAGATGCGTCTTAAGCCAGATTTCAGCGCCGCCGACCTGTACCGGGTCTGGTACAGCCAGATGAGCAACACCGAGGCCGCCGAGGCTCTAGGCGTCAGCCGCTACCAGTTCTACGCGCTGGGCCGCAACCACCGGCTGCGCCGCCGGACGCACGTTCAGAGCGCGAAAGCCCGTGACGGCCACGATGACGAGGAAATCACGCCGGAGGAGTTCGAGGCCCGCAAGGCCGAGGTGCAGGCCAAGTGGAGCGATGACGAACGAGAGAAGCGACGGGTCGGCCCGTCGGCCCGTCCGTGGCGGCTGCCGTCCTACGCCTACGACGGACGGGTCTGCGCTTTCGCAGAAAACGCTCTGGACTGATTGCTACAAATCAACACAATCCATGTGTGAAGAAACCGCCGCTCGAAAAGACGATCGTGAACAACGTCATGGCCGTGGCCCGGTCGATGGGCTACTGGGTGATGAAGAACCACGGCAGCCAATTTTCCGTTGCCGGCCTGCCCGATGTTTTGTGCATCAAGGGGGGCCGTGCGGTCTGGCTCGAGGCGAAGCGACCCGGCGAGGAGCCGACGCGGATTCAAGAGCATCGGATGCGTGAGTTGATCGGGCAGGGATGCCCCGTGGCCGTCGTGCGGTCGGCCGGCGATGCGAAGGCATTTCTGGAGGGACTCGGATGAGCGGTATCAATCAATTCTGTCTGGCAATCGACGATTCGCATCCGATGACCACCTGGCGCGGGCATATCCAGAAACTTGCCTTCGTCGCCTCGAAGTGCTCGTCGATCCTTGAACTCGGCAGCCACCAGGGTTTCTCCACGGCTGCGCTCGCCCTCGCCAACCCACTGGCCCGCGTCGTGAGCGTCGATCTCTGCGACACCGTGCCGCAGGAACAGCGGGTCGAATACTGGAAAAGCCTTGGACTCAAAAACATCTACCCGGTAAAGAACGACGCCGCGGCCTACCTCGCGCAGTGCCGGCGGGCCGGCGACACGTTTGATCTGATTTTTCACGACGCCGTCCACGGCGACGCGGCGGCCGACGAATACATGGCCTGCGCCGAGATCGCCAAGATTCTCGCGATCCACGATTGGGAGCGACTAGGGAGCGAGTACCAGGACGATCTCATCAACCGCTTCACCGACTGGGAGGCGACGAGCGACGCCAAGGGGCGGCATCTCTTTATCGGGTGGAAGGAATGAGCGACCTTGTGCTGACAGGCTGGAGCGGTGTCGAGCACGCCCAGATGGCGGCGCACACGCTGCCCGTCATGCAGGCGTATGCCCAGCGGCACGGCCTCGGGTTTGGCTGCGCGAACCTGGGCGGAAAGGCTGCACCGCCGTCGTGGATGAAGGTTCCGGCCATCGGCATGGCCCTCGTTGACCACGAGCGGGTGCTCTGGCTTGACGCCGACGTCGTGATCGCCGACCCGACTGAAAACATCTTCGACAGCCTTGAGGCCGACGCCTGGCAGGCTCTCGTCGAGCATGAGACGGAGTGCGGCCTCGTCCCGAACTGCGGCGTCTGGATCGTCACGCGGGAGATGGCCCCGTGGCTCAAGTTTGCTTGGGACCGGATGCTCGACGGGTTTCTGGATCACCCCTGGTGGGAGCAGGCCGCGGTGATGTCGATGATGGGGTATGCCATCACGCTGACCGACGGCTGGCCGCACGCCACGCTTGAGGCCGCGACGGAGCTGCACGACCGGACGCAGTTCCTGCCGGGGAAGTGGAACGACCACCCCTCCGACCGTCGCCGCGGCGATGCTCCGGCGTTTCGTCATGTGACGCAGTACCCCGACCGCCTCGCGGAGATACGGAGGCTCTGTGCAACTTGAAGAATTCTGGCCGGTGGACGCCGAGTTTGAGGATTCCTACGCCCGCATGACTGCGGTCGGTAAGGAGGCGGCGCGGCAGGGAGACGCCGTGATCGTCGGGATCGCGAGAAACGCGATGCCTTACCTACAAAACACGCTGCGGCTCGTCGCGGAGGCGGTGCCGCAGTTTCGCTCCTGCCGGATGTACGTCTATGAAAACGACTCGACGGACGGCACGGACGGCTACCTAGATGCGTTCGCGGCCGACAACCCGTGGCTAACGGTGGAGCACGATACCCTCGGCGGCCCCGACGCCCGCGGCTTCGAGCCGGAGCGGACGGTGCGTCTGGCGGGCTGCCGGAACAAGTGCCTCGAGTGGGTGCGGGCCAACGCCCCCGGCGTGACCTGGGTGATCGTGCTCGACCTCGACCCCCACGGCGGGTTCTCGCCGGATGGCATCTTCAATTCGATCGCGTGGCTCGCCGCCAAAGCCACGCAGCGCCCAGCGGGCATGGCGAGCTTCTCGCTCTACGCCGACTGCACTGAAGAAGGGTCGCCGCCGCGGATCGCCCAATACGATTCGTGGGCTGCCAGGCTCAATTGGTGGCGCGACCGGCGCGAGGAGATCGGCTTCGGCTGGTTTTCCATGCTCCTGTTCCCGGTCGGCGCCCCGCCGGTGCCGATGAATTCGGCGTTCGGCGGACTCGCCGTCTACATGGCCGAGGCGATCCTCGCCCCCGGCGTCGAGTATTCAGGCGGCGACTGCGAGCACGTTCCGCTGCACCGCCGGATGCACGAGGCCGGCTACCAGATCTTCATCAATCCAGGCTCTAGGTACTTCGCTTATCTGAAATGACCAACCGCAGGCGACTCACCGAAGACGAGATCGCACGGAATAAGCGACGGGCCAACGAGAAGCGGAAGCTGCACCGCCTCTGGGCCGGCGACTCGACGTTCGCCGAAATCTGCGAGGAGATGGCGATGACCCCCGACGCCGTCCGCGAGTTTGCGTCGTCGCTGGGGCTGGGCCACCGCGAGGAGCCGGAGTTCTATCTGCCCACGCCAGAGCAGATTCGGCTGGAGACGGCCCGCATCCGCGCTGGCTGGTCGCAGACGGAGCGGGAAGCCCGCCTAGAGGCCGCTAGGGCTGTTAGAATGAATGAGCCTACAGGACACGACAACGATGACGGCCGAGATTCGACTGATCATCGGCACTAAGGAGGCTCGCCTCGTCTTGAAGAAGGGCGACGACATCCTCGAAGACGAACTCTGGAAGTTCGACCGACAGATCGGACGCTCTGAGGCCGGCGAGATTGTGCGTGTGTGTTTCGACGACGCCTACGACCTGATGCAGTGGACGGTACACGGTGATTGACGACCGCACTCCCATCGAGAAGAGGGATTTTGATCGGCGGATTGGCGACGACACGCCGCCGCTGATGAACAAGGTGCCGGAACCGCCGCCGAGTCACTGGGGAAAACTGACAAGCCGGGGCCGGACGGCCTCGCCAGCGTATCTGCGATTTCTGTACGACGCCAAGCATAAGGAGGTGCGAGATGGAAGAGCGACCTGAAGACCTGTACGGTGCGAACCTGCCCATCCTCGAGAAGCTGAAGCTGCTCGCTGAGTGGGCGCCGCTGCTGGGCCGGCTCCAGGCGGTCGTGACCGCCGAGACGCCGCACGACCAGGCCGTCGCCGTCGTGAAGACGCTTCAATGGGCCGCCGGCAAGAGCGGGACGGAGCTGGACGACGAAGCCCTCTTTCATCTGGAAGCCCTGCTGAAGACGCCGGAGGGGCAAGCGTTCTTCACCTGGATCGTCGGCAAGGTGCAGGCATGACCTACCCTCAACTCGCGGCTCTCGCCGTGGCAACGGCCATCGTGGCGTGGCCTACGCTCCGCGTCGTGGCCGGATGGCTGGCGGCCCGCCGGCCGACGCTGTCGACGGTCGCGGCCACCGTGAAGCCCTCCTACTCCACCGTCATGGATGACCTCCAGAGCGTTCGCCTGCGGCTCCTGCGGACAGGGTGCCTGAACCAAGACCAGAAAAACGCGATCGACATCCTGACGCTGGCCCTTGTGGACGGGAGCGACCAGTGAAGATTCCATTGAGGTATATCGCCGTGGCGCTGCTGCTCGTGTTTGCCTGGAAGGGGTCTGAGTTGACGACGCTCTGGCCCCCGGCCCCGCTGAAGGCCATCGACACCCCGAAGCCCTCCCCGGAGTTGCTCGCACTTGCCGAGCCGCTCCGTCCTATCCTGCCGCGGATGCTGCCGAAGGACCGTGCCTACCTCGCGACCCTCTATGACGCGATGGCCTACGTCATCCTGCGGGACGGCGACCGCGAGAAGCCGATCATCAACTCCAATGAGCAGTTCGCCGCGTTCCATGCCGGCACGCTGCGACTCGCCATCGACAAGGCTGCGGTCGGCAAATACCCCGGCCTGGCCGAGGCGATTGACCAAGTCTACGTCGCCGCGCTGGGGGCCGACGTCCGCGAGTTGGATCAAGCCTCCCGCCGCCGGTTGATCGCAGCCTGCGGGGTTCTCTCCTGGTCATTTGGAATCGGCCGCGATGAGTGAGTTCAACCCTCTCGACGCCTATCAAAAGGGACTCCTGGGTTGCCGGCAGGATTTGCGGGCAGACGAGGAATTCGCTGATTCGGTGATCCGCCACGGCGGCAACCCCGACGGCGGCGCCGTTGCCCATGAGTGGGAGTTTGCGGACGCGGGCCGCGGCAAGCTGACGATGCTCTTTCCCGTCGTCGAGAAAGTGTTCCCCGGCGCGTTCCCCGGCCCCACCCAACTGACAGGCGACTGTGTCGCCCGAGCAACTGCGAATTGCCTGCTGACCACGATTGCCGTCGAGGTCAATGACGGCAAGCCCGACGAGGTGACGGGACGCATTGAAGGCGCCCCGGAGTTGCCGCGTGAAGGCATTGAGCAGGGAGTTGTCGCGCCGGAGAGCCTGTGGGCGTGGCGCGGTTATGACTCTGACGGCTGGGTGTGCGCGAAGGCCGCTGAAGTCGCGACGACGAAGGGGTTCCTCATCAGAAAGCCCTACACCGACCTTGGCTTCGACCTGACGCGGTACACCGACAAGACGATCCGCTTGGGCGGCTCGAGGACGCCGGGGGCCAACTGGCTCGCGGAGAGCAGCAAGTATGTCGCCCGCACCGCCACGGTCGTGAAGGGTCGCGAGCAGGTGCGCGACTTCCTCGCCGCTGGCTATGCCGTTTTCAATTGCTCGGCTCTGGGGTTCGACAACAAGCGCAATGAAGACGGCGTGAGCCGGCAGGTTGGGGTATGGCACCATGCGCAGCTTTTCCACTCTTATGACGATCGGCCCGAGACGATCCAGAAGTACGGGCAGCCGCTCGTCGGGTGGCAAAACTCCTGGTCGCGGTGGAACACCGGCCCGCGGCGCGTGATGGGTACGGACATCGACATCCCGCACGGCGCGTTCTGGGCGCTGGCCTCGACCATCGACAAGTGCTCGTGCATCGCCCTCTCCAGCGTGGCCGGCTGGCCGCGGCGGCAGCTCCCCTCCTACGGCGCGAGGGGGAACGTCTGATGCGCACGCTCCGCGTTCTCTCGCTGGCTGCGGTCGTTGCCGTCGGGTGCTCTCGCGCCCCGGAGCGGCCGGCGAATCTCCAGCCGCAGGTCGCCGCGTTCGGCTACTACGGGGTGCTCGAGAAGGCGGCGAAGCCAGCCCCCGACCCGTCGGGTAAATGCACGAACTGCAACGGGAAGGGGTCTGTGTCTGACGGTCGCGTGACGCCCGTCAAGTGTCCCGTTTGTGATGGGAAGGGTGTCGTGTCTGGGAGCCAGCCATGCCAGAGCGGAGTGTGCAAATGGCCGACGCGCAATATCACTCCCTGAAGTCGTTCGTGGCTCGCAAGGCCGGGATGCGGCTTGCCGTGCACGGGAGGCTCCGCGACCGACTGACGGAGATCATCGTCGAGGAGTGGCCGGTCGGCTGCCGGCCGGAGCATCTGGAAGAAGTGCTCCGCGCAAAAGTGAGTCGCCGCGTCCGCGAGAAGTATGGCTCCGTCGTTGCCATGTTCTTGATCAGCGTCTTGGTCAACGCCCTGGTGCGGATCGTGGTCGAATGGTGGTTTGCCCGTGAGGCCCATCGGGTTCTCATGGTCGGGTGGGCGCAGAATGCCGCGAAGAATTCCGACGTATAGGCCCGCCGCGTTTCGCCGGAGGGATGAAAACCGCCCGAGTTCCCACGAACGGGGGTACTGCTCTGCCGCGTGGCGCCGCACCCGCCTGGCGGTGATCGCTCGAGACGCTGGCATCTGCCAGATATGCGGCAAGCTTGTCACGGGCCGCGGGGACGTTGACCATATCGTGCCGAAGGCCCGCGGTGGCACCGACGCGATGGAGAACCTCCAGTTCGCTCACGCCGAGTGCCACTCGCGGAAGACCGCGGCTGAAAACTCTTAGCCGTTCTTCGCTTTGGCCCGCTTGCGGCGCTCTCGGCTTTCCACGGCCCGGAGCGCCGCCTCGGCCGCCGCCTCCGGCGAACTGATCCAATCGGGGTTGCCGATTGCCTTGCGGTTTTCCTTCATCGTCTTGATGTCGGCCTTGCGGATGATCTTCACGCCGAACACAACCTTGATGAGCCCAAGGTGCTTGGCGAGCCGGTAGCCTGTCGGCTTGCTGAACCCGCCGGCCTTGCAAGCCTCTGAGAGAGCGATCCATTCTGCGGTGTCGATTTTCATGCTATTGGTTTCCACGGTCAGGGTAGGTGAGTTTATCGAACGGCCCCAAGAAGGGCATCTATAACGTCATGGACGGCCCGCGTGAGCGGGGTGTCCGATCCCAGTTCCTGCCCTAGCCTGACGAGCAGGAGGGCGTTCAGGAGGCGATCCCAGTCGATTCTCACAATACAGTCTCCTCGCGGTGGATGGAGAGTTTCGCCGCCTTGGTCGCGCAGCGGTCGGCCTCGGAGCGGATTGCAGAAGCGAACGCGGCCAGCTCCGTCGAGCACTTCGCCCACGCCGCGGCCTCGCACTGGTGGATGCCCTCGACTGCTGAGAGCACCCTCACGCGGTCATGCTCCGGCTCGCGGACGATGCGGTGCTCGGCGTCGATCACGACCGCCTCCGTGACCCACGCCTTCGGCGCCTCGGCCAGATTGCCGCTCGAGGTGAATGACAGGTAGATCGTTTCGCCATTGTGCAAAATCATCGGGTTCCTCCTTGGTTTTTCACGGTCAGGGTTTGTAGGCTATCCATCATCGCGTTATGTAGTCAATCGTCCTTTGGCTTCCGCCGCTTGAGCCGCTTTTTCGCGGCCCGCCGGGCGTTCAGCTCGTCCACGGCAGCCTGGGCCACGCGGTGCATCGCCTCGCGGGCCTCGGCCTCCGTCGCCAGCCCGCGGGCCACGAGCATCGTGAGCCAGCCGGCTTCGTATGGGGTGATTCGGTTTGTCATCAGATGCCGGACATAATCGCCCGCTCCTCGATGTGGTGTGCCAGCTTCTTGATCTCGTCATCGCTCCAGTTGGCTGCGCCTGAGTCCTTGATGGCCCGCAAGGCATCTCGGTCTGCGACAGGCCCGAATCCGCTCTTTGTCATCGGGACTTCGTGCTCCTGCCATTTGTTGAACACAACAGCCGCATGATCGTCCACGATCCGCACTTCCGCGTTCTGGATCGTTAGCATTTCGCTTTTCTTCATCGTCCTCTCCTCGTTTCGCCGCTCGGGGTTGTTGCGCTCCGGGGTGGCGGCGGGCCGCCGGGGCGCTGTTTGCCTAGCAGTTCGGCGTCAGGGACAGTTCTTCGTCGGTTGCCGTTGCGCTGTCTCCGGCGGCGTTGACGATCCAGTAGCACCCAGGCCCGTTGTTCGCCTGCCATTCGATAACCCACCACGGGCGGTTGTCGTCGCCCCAGAAAACCATCGTGCCGCGTTGGTATCGCGCTCGAATTGAATCAACCATCGTTGTTCCCTTTCGTATCGTTTCCCCCGTCCGGGGGTATGGTGAAATCATCGCTCAATCAAACCGCCCAAGCAACGAGCCGGGGCGGCGGTGGCCGTCACTCGTCAAGCCGAAGATAGAGCGGCAGGTTCCGCCCCACAGTCTCCTCCGGCGTGCCGGCCGCCACCTGCCAGGCCGTGTCGCAGCCGCCGCTCCAGGGCATGAGCCGGAGCGTCTCGCGGTAGGCCGGCGTCGAGTCGGCCACGTTATCCCACACGTTCCAGGCCAACGCGGCAAGCTGCCACGAGGCCCGTCGCAGCCCCAGCCGCCGGGCAGCGTTCGCCATCCCAGCAATCGCCGGGATCGTGAGACGCCAGTTATCGGCCAGCGTTGCCCACACTGGAATGTCTCGCATTTCAAGCCACAGAATCGTCGCGTTCAAGGTTTTCATCGTCTCGTTTCCTCGTTCCGGGGTAATTCTCGTTTCCACGTTCGGGGCCACGCGGCCCCTGCCATTTGTCTCGTTCGGTAGCATACTAGGCTATCGGTTTTCAAGAGGCAATAGCATCCGTTTTTCCTTCGGCTTTGGCGATTGCGTCCGTGATAATCTCGAACTCGCCAGCCATCGACTCGTCCAGGTCGTTGCCGCAGATTGCGGCCGCCGCCAGCTTCAAGGCAGCCAGCAACTCCGGCCCGTGCTCCCTTGCCCTATCCGCCGCCGCCACGGCCTCGCGGTCTGCCGGAGTGAATTCCGGGTAGTCCAGGTCAACGTGCTCTTGGCAATCGTGGCACCAGTTGCCCATCGGCCCCTCAAACGGCCCCTCGCCGTTCACAATCGCGGCCGTGCCGTCCTCGCGGTATTCGATCCAGGCCGTAGTCTCAACACTGTGGCTTCCGCACTCGCAGCACTTCGGCCGCTGGTCAATCTTTGTCGCGTTCATCGTCAAGGTTCCTTTCGTATCGTTTCCACGTTCGGGCCAGCACACTGCCGGCCGCTCCGTCGCCCCCGGCGGCTTTCGCCGGACGGGGGTTGCGGGGCGGTCGCGCTACTTGATTTCCTTGATGCTCTCGATGAACAGTTCGCCGACGATTTCAACGTCGTCGTTCTCGATCCACTCCATGTAATCCGCGTGCGCTTCCGCTGCCGTCTCCGCGCGCACTTCGCGGCCTAGGTCGATTTCTTCAAAGTCAAGCAAACTGCCGTCGCTCAAATAGACGGGGTTGGCAGCGTAGGCCGATATTGACCACAGTTTCTTAGTTGCCGTTTCCACGTTCGTGGTTCCTTTCGTTCGGGTTTGTTACGTTCGGGGGTAGTCCAGTCGATCCAACAATTCCGCCGCGGCTTCGATTGCATCGCCACGGCAACGCGCCGCGTTTTCGTACTCGGCATAATCGCCGTTTTCGTTCGTCCAGGCCGCAACGTGCTCGGCTTGAACAATCCGGCGCAGAGCCGTTTCGAGTAGGCTCGAAAACTCCGCGGACGGTACGGGCATGAATCGGTTTCTCACGTTCGGGGTTCCTCTCGTTTCCACGTTCCGGCCGTTACACCCGGCGGCCGGTTCCGGTTTTCCACGTTCGGGGGTTGTGTGTTTTTGTAGGCTAGAAAGGCGCGGCTTCCTTTCGCGGACGGCCGGCCGTCGGGTGGCGCTTGAAACTCTCCGCGGCGGAGCGCTTCACAAGCCAGCAACGGCCAACGCGAAAGCCGGCTACCTTTCCATCCTTGACAAGCTGGCGCAACCATTGTTCGGATATGTCGGCCGTATACGCTGCGAGCGGCAACGGCAATAGATCGTCCGGCGATACTGGCGCCCGCGGCGCTTCGAGCCGCGCACGATCCAGGGCGCGCTCGAAAGTTTCCGCCGCGGGGGGCATTTCGGGCGCGTCTCCGTTGACAAGCGCCCACAATTCCGCCGCGGGATCGTCCGCCCCTAGTTCGGGCAACTCCGTTGCCGCTAGTTCGCGGGCAACGTCGTCGAAATGCCGGACGTTTGTTAGATCGCCGTCGGTCGTCGCGTGCCGGTTTGCCAGCTTCCAGCGGCCACCGTGTCCGTGTCCTAGGGCAGCAAAGGCAATCCGCCGCGCTTCAATCGGCCGCTCGATTGATGCGCGTTCGGCCGCTCGCATTTCATCGTAGATAGCCTTGACCGCGGGCCAATCCAAGCCGGCCGCGGCGGCGCGTTCTTTCATTTCGGACGGTTTCATCGTGTCGTTTCCACGTTCGGGGGTAGGGTTTCGGGTTTGTTACGTTCGGGGGGTGCTACTTCAAGCAAACCAAGCCGCGGAGAGTTTTTGTCGTCTCCCCGTCCCACAATTCGAGCCGGCAACGTAACCAGGCGGCGCCGTTTTTCTTCACGACCGCGCGGCCGGTTGTTTCGAGCCGGACTGCGCCGTGGAAAATCCCGCGGGGGTAGATTGACACTGGCGCCAGTTGCCGCGACGGCAACAGGAAAGCGTATGGCGCCATGGCGTCAAGTAAATCGGTTTCGATTGGCGACAAATCCGCCCATAGACTCCAATCGTCCGGCCATACGGTTTCCGAAATCGTCCAGGTTCGGCCGGCAATGTAGACCGTATCGCCAACGGTTGCGGTTGCGTTCAATTCGATGGTTTTCATCGGTTTTGGTTTCCACGTTCGGGGGTATCGTCGATCCAGGCCGCGGCAACGCGCCGCGGCTTGTTACGTTTGGGGGGGGGGCGTTAGTTGCGGCGGTCTAGTTCCTCGATTGCCGCCGCGATTTCGCGGCAAGCCGCGCGGCTTTCATCGTCTCCGGCAAAATGAAAGCCGCCGGGGATGGTTGCCAGAAATTCGACACTCTCGACGCGCCAACGTGCGGCGCCATCCCGCCGCGCGAAAACCCGCGCGACCAATCCGCCGGGGATTGCCACAAAACAATCGCGGACGGTATCGCGAGCGAAAAACCCGCCGGCCGACAATTCGCCGCGGCTTTCGATTGCCGCTAGGTTTTCGCGGAGATAGTCCGCGATTGTTTCGACATATTCCAAACCGCTGCCAGTTGACGTTTCCATTTTGATAGTCTCCGTTTCCAGGGTTTGACCAATCGAGCGCCGGCGGCGCCCCAGTCGCCGCCGGCCGCGGGCGCCGGCGGTTGCTGGGGAGCCGCTCACCAGTTCGCATCTCCTAGGCAAAACGCGGCCGCGGCGGCTTGCGAGCGAAACTCCGCGGCGGTTTTGCTTTCGGGATGGAAAAGCTTTTTCGTCCGCGGGTAATAAACCGCCGCGGCGCCCGCGGGGAGCGGCTTCCCGGTTTCCGCGCAAGCCGCGGAATACTTCACGACAATTTCCCGCGGGCTACTGTCTCGGTTGAATCTGCGCATTTCTATAGTCTCCGTTTCCAGGGTTTCGACCAATCCGGCGCCAGCGGCGCCCCCGTCGCCGGCGCCCGCGGGCGGCGCCGGTTGCGGGGGCGCCGTTAGGCTTTCGCCCGCCGCAAGTTGACGTACATTCCGGCGCCGGCTCCGCGGCCGTACCATCGCGCGCCGTTCGGCGCGACGGCCTGAACCGTGAAATACTCCCCCCCAAACCCGCCGCGATGGCGCGCCATGCCGACGACACTGGCAAGCTTGCCCCCCGTCCAGGTTGTGACGTTTTTCCCGTCGCCGGAAACGTAGGCCGAAAACCTATCGGCCGCGGAGAATTCAAGCCGCTGCGATTGGTCGCAGCATGGAAAGCAAAGCCGGCGCCCGTCGGGCGTTTTCCCGTATCCCGTCGTGCATCCCGACGGGATACACTCCGCGCCGCAACAATCGCAAAATACCTTTTCCATTGTTTCGGGCCTTTCATCGTCCAGGGTTTCGAGCGCCCGCCGCGGCAACGCGCCGCGGCGGGTTATGTCGGCAATCAATCGCGCCGCCGGCTTTCCCCGTCAATCGCGTCCAGGATGGCAGCGGCAATCCATTCCGCGCCCAGGAATTGACCGCCGGAAATCCAGCGGGAAACGGTATCGGTATCGAAACCGTCGCCCGGTTGCCCGTATTCCGATACGGCGCGCTCGCATAGGTCGCGGTTGCGGCCGTTTTCCGCCCAACGGAATAGATCGGCCGTATAGACGTCTACGGCGCCGTCCGCGAAATCGCGGAGACAATCGCGAGCATCTTCCACGGTTTCGAATTCAGTCGCCCAATCGGCCGCGCGGCTCGCGATTTCGTAAACCCAATCACACGGGGGGCGATCATCGACGGCCGCGTGCACGCGATACAGTAGACCGGGCGTGAAAGGGTCATCGTCGGACAGAATCCAATCCGGCGCGGTTTCGCGGATTCTGTAGAAGGTTTCCCCGCTGGTACGCTTGGCAGTCTCGAAAGCCGCGGACAGCTCCCCGGCCACAGTTTGAAAAACGGTTTTCGTGGAATTCATTTATCTACCCTTTCACGTTCAAGAATTGCCGCGGAATTGAACCGGCCGCGGTTTCCGGGATTGTGTGTTTTTGTGGGCTAGCGGGCGGAAAAGTAAGACTCAATAGAATCATCCAGGCAAGCCGCTACGGCCTTGCGGCAATCGTCCAGGGTAGCGCCCGCGGCAACGGAGCCGGCGCCGCAATACCCCCGATGGTCTTGATCGTAGGAAGCGCCCCCGAAAGCCGCGCGATAGCATCCATCATCAGTCAGATAGATTCTGAAATCGAAGGACTCGCAATCGTCGCCGTATGCTTTCACGGTTTTCGCAAGATTGGCGGCGATAGACTCGAGCTCGTCGGGCAGGAAGCCGCCGCGGTCGATCCATCGCAGCAGGTTTTCCGCGGCTTCCGATACGGTTTCGGTATCGTCCATCGCGACGGCGTTCAGGAGATCGGAAAAGGTTTTGTTGGGGTCCATTGTTTCGGCCTTTCTCTAGTTATGTCTCCGCGGTTTCCGCCGCGGTCGATCTAATCTACGCTAGGGAAACCATAGCGTCAACTAGACTACGCTTTCCATCGGAAAAACTTGCGCGCGGCTTGAAAATTTTTTCGATGGACACTTTCGCAATTGAGAAACGGACGGCGCAACGCCCGCGAAAACCGCGGTTTTTGGTGCCGAAATTCCGGCCGCGGCGGTCAACTGGCAAGGCCGTATATCGTTCGCGAAATACTGCCGGCTCGACGGTATCGCGGTTGCGAAATACTCTGGCACGACAAGCCGCCGCGCGTTGCGTCCAGGGTATCGCGGTTGCGAAATACCCACCGGCGCCAGCGCCCGGTAGGGCACCCCCCGACGGAGGGGCTTAGGTAGCAGACTACGGCGACCACCG